CTCATTGATGTAAGAGCAGAGTGAGATGCACTGCTGGACGAAACTACCAACATCATTCCCTTTTGATTTTGCAGGCGCCTTAGGTTTCTCCTGCGGCTGAGGAGCCTCTTGAACAGGAGGGGTTTGAGGCATGGGAGCCGCTTGAGTGCCAGGGGTATACATAGGTTCCATCTAATAAAACCATCTTATCAGGTGGTAATTTCCTCAGAGTTACCGCAGTATTTTTTTATTCTAAGACAAGGACAAAAGCTGCTAGAATATTTCCAAGAAATAAAGTAGAAAACAATGCCGCTTGTCAAGGAAAATTCATTACTGTATGAAGTTATTAAGGTTGGTACTGTCAGCGGCGTACCCCTCAATATCAGCGGTGAGGTGGTTCAGGGGTTGAGTATCCCCGAACACGACTATATTTCGCTTAGCTATAGTGGCTCTACACTTACTGGCGTAGTCTACAAAGTAAGCGGAGCAGGCGGAACAACTGTTGGAACCCTAGCCCTTGCTTATAGTGGAGTAAACTTGATTTCAGTAACCAAAAGCTGAGCCATGCCATACAAGTTCAATCCATTTACTGGTAATTTCGACGACACTGCTGCCCCTGGCGGCAGTGATACAGAAATTCAGTTCAATGATAATGGCGTTTTTAACGGATCTTCAGACTTAACCTGGGACGATACCGGAAAAGAATTAGGCGTAGGCGGTGACATCACGCTAGATGATGGCGGCACCTATACCACTACCGTGCAGATGGTTACGCCCACTGCCAACCGAACCATCAGCTTCCCAGATGCTACTGGCACCGTTGCCTTAGTTGCCGGTAGCTCTGGACAACTCATTTATAACAATGCGGGTGCTTACGCAGGAGTCAGCACACTAACGTTTGATGGTACAGATGTCACATTGGCTGGCCGTTTAATCAATAGTTACACCAGCGTTGCCTCCAGCCCCGCTCAGGTTTTTACCGGCACTTGGTTTACAGGTGGCAGCGCAACAACCACCAAACCACATGTACTAATCGAGCCTAGCGGAGCCACTTCAACGGCCTGGAGCACCAGCGGAACAGGCTTGGGTGTCAATGCAGCGAGTGGGTTTAATGGGCGGCTGCTGGATTTGCAAACCAACGGCACAAGTCGGATGGTGGTGCAGGGGGATGGGAAGCTCTTAGTTGGCACGTCTACTAGCAACACGGGAGCTTTATCCCAGTATTCTTTCTTGCAAGTTAAAGGCACTTCGCAAGGCGCCGGCAGCGCAGGTCAAATGTCTTTATTTAGAGACGAAAATTCATCAGCAATTACGGCTGACGAAGTTTTAGGTCGGATTATGTTTGGCGATCGGCAAGCAGGTGAATATGGTCAGATTCACGTTGCCGCGGATGGAACTGCCGGATCAGGCGACTACCCAGGGCGCCTAGTGTTCTCCACAACCGCCGACGCCGCCAGCTCTCCCACCGAACGCATGAGGATTGATTCTTCAGGCCGCGTAGGGATTGGCACTACGAGTCCCGCAGGACCATTAGAAATTAAGTTCGCAGGCAACGACAATGGGTTATTTATCACAGCAGAAGACGATACTAGTTGGGGCTATTCTCCCAATATTTACTTTAGATCAGAACTGACAATTGGAGCTGGCCCAGGTATCTCTGGCAGAATCTCCTCTATTTACGAAAGTTCTAATAACTTTGGGATGTCGTTTTACACGACTACAGCAGGTTCCAACAGTGAAAAAGCTCGCATCGACAGCTCCGGCAAGTTGTTAGTTGGCACGTCTTCTGCGCGTGCAAACTTTTATAATTCTACCGCAACTACATATTTACAAGTTGAAGGCACTAATTATGAGGAAGCTGGCTTAGCAATCATCTGCAATAACGCAAGTGCTGGCGAAGTTTCAACTCTAAATTTTGCAAAAAGCAATGGAAGCAGTGTTGGATCAAACACACTTGTTGCAAGTGGAGACAATCTTGGTTATATGTCTTTCCAAGGAAATGACGGATCGGAGTTTGTAGAAGCTGCCAATATCAAAGCCCAAGTTGACGGCACTCCCGGCGCTAGCGACATGCCTGGGCGTTTAGTGTTCTCCGTTACTGCGGATAACGCGTCATCACCAACTGAAGCGCTGCGTATTTCAAATGATCGCAGCATTACAGTTTCCGATGGTGGCGATGTCGTTCTTGGCACTACCACTGGCACCAAGATCGGTACTGCCAGTAGCCAAAAGCTAGCATTCTGGAACAAAACACCCGTGGTTCAGCCAACGACAAGTATTTCTGAAGCAACTTTTGTTGCGGATAGTGGTGGATCTATTCATCCAACTTCTACTTTTGGTGGTTATACTATTGCACAAATCGCACAAGCCCTTATTGACGTGGGCATACTTACATAATCACCATGGACTTCACGATTACTATCGACGACTCTCTCGTTCCTGGCATCATTGCTACTGCTTCATTGGAAGGCAAAAACCCGGAGGAAGTGGTGAATGAATACGCCGCTACTTTGGCTACCAAGACCTGCCAAGATCTCAAGGTTGGACCTTTTTACACAGGCCCTACGCCACCACAGTTCAACCCTGACGGCACGCCCTACAGCCCTGACTGGAAACCACTCGTCGTAGAACCAGAAGTGATTGAGCCAGAGATGGAAGCTGAGCTTGATGTCGAGCCAACACCACTAGACAACGACACTACGGGGGAGGGTGAGGTATGACGTTGCGATGGAGTCCTGGTTATGCGGCGGTAGACGAGTATTTTGACAATGTAAGCCTGCTGCTGCATGGTGACGGCACCAACGGCAGTCAGACTATCATTGACAGCAGCTCGTCTCCCAAGACAGGTACTGCTATTGGTAATGCCCAGATCAGCACGGCGCAGAGCAAGTTTGGTGGATCTTCAATCGTATTTGACAAAGTTGACGATAGGATTACATACGCTGCGGATAATGCTTTTGCATTTGGGACTGGTGATTTTACGATTGAGTTTTGGGCGTATTCGCGTGATGTGCAAAACAGTACCCAGCGTGGTTACATGCAAATCTCTCAAGCTACAGGAGGGCTTTCAAGTAATAGGACCAACGGCCTTGTGTTTTCCCAGGGCATTGGAGGATTAGGTGTATTAGCAATAAATGTTAACAATACCTGGCTCAACACTAATAGTTCTGTTTTGGTTGTAAATACATGGCAGTTTATTACCGCAAGCAGGCAGTCGGGCACACTAAGGCTATTTGTTGATGGCATAATTTGTGCGTCAGGAACAAACTCAAGCAATATTGCGGCAAACAATCTTGTTGTGGGTGGCTACGAAAGCACTAATTTTTTGTATGACGGCTACATCGACGACCTCCGCATCACCAAAGGCGTTGCCCGTTACACCGCCAACTTCACCCCACCGACTGCACCATTCCCTGATCTCTCCCCGACCACGAGGTTGACATTGCTATGACAACTCCATTTTCCTTTAACACTACGACCGATGGGGAGGTGATGTCATGAGCCCGATTTATGTGCCGGGGAAGCTCACCCTCCGCCAAACGTGGCAGCCGATGGATCCCGACGCTGCTGCTTACATCACTGCTGTAGAAACGGCAGACGGTCAAGCACTAGAGGAGAAGGTCAAGATCGCGATTGACAACTTCGTGCTTGGTTGCAAGGCAGATGGGATTTGGAGTGCGATCAAGGCAAGCTGCATCCTTGCTGGTGCTAGGACGTTGAATGGAGCTTTGGTTCCGCTGGTAGGCGCAGCGCCGACGAACTACAACTTTGTAGCTGGGGATTACAACCGAGAAACTGGATTGCTGGGAGATGCAAGTACAAAATATTTAGAAAGCAACAGAGATAACGATGCTGATCCACAAAACAATAATCACAACTCTGTATACATAACGGAACCCGATAGCAGAACAAGTCTTCATTTTTACTTGGGGCGGGGCGTTAGCGAGCCAGGCGTGAACCTTCTTGGTCACAACTTTTTCAGAAACAGATGTCAAGTTGAAGAATACTTATCCGGTAATCAAGCAACAGGGCTATTGGGGACAAGTAGAAGCAGTTCTGCTGGCTACACAATACGAAAAACAGGAAACAATACATTTGCGTCTAAACCGTCAGATGGCGTTTCTAATGATTTGATTCAAATCTTTGGTAGAGGTGGTGATTATACCAACGCCCGCATCGCCTTCTACTCCATCGGCGAATCCCTTGACCTCGCCAAGCTCGACGCCCGCGTCACCGACCTGATCAACGCATTTGGAGTGGCAATCCCATGACCTACACAAACCACGGCAGCGTAGTCACTGCCACTACCACTGCTACGGAGGTGTTGCGATGAGTTGGATTATTACGCCCACCTACACACCGAACTACCCCACCAGCCCTGCTGACGCTGAAACATGGACGGATCCGAACACAGGCATCACCTGGGTCTATTCGACCGGCACGAGTAGCTGGAGCGTGCAGCCGTAGTGTCCCCGACTAATCCGTAAGGAACTAATTGCTTAGGAATCCTGACACTGCATTAAACGCTACAAAAAATTCAGGCAG